AATCTTACCATTGGCATTATCTTCAAGATATTTATCATTCAATTTATCACGGCGTTTTTGATAATCTTCAATTAACTCATCATATTTCTTATCATGATTTAATGCCAATAATAATATGATCACGGCATTCAAAGTATTTCTTTGAGATGTATAATGATTTGTCTTTATTTTATCCATAACTTCATCGGGTTTTGATAAAAAATCATAATTATCAGTGTCAAAAATCTTCTTCAATTTATTCAAATGAATTACATATTGTTTGATAGTATTTGTCTTTAACTTCGGTCGATCAGTTGAAATAGCTTCGGTGGGGTTTTCTGTATTAATCTTCATTATTTTTATATATAATAAAGATTATTTTTTTAAATAAATAATAATAAAAAAAGATTATAATATTTTTATGCATTGTAAATCTCAATCATGCCATCAACTAATCGAGCAACACGGAGATATTCACAATAAGATCTCATTAGAGATGGTATTTTAGAACCACTTGGAGCACCCGCAAGAGTTAGATGGAGCTCAATGCCACGCTGTCCAACGCGACCATTGGTGAGACGAGACCCAAGATAAAAGAAACGACCACCGAGATTATCTTGCTGGACGCGACCTTCAAATGTATCATCTGTAATACCACCCGAAATACCTTGATCACTATACATCTCACGATTAAGCATTGGCACACCTTCACTATCAGTAAGAAGAGAGAAAAGTCGAGCTTGATTATCAATATCACTTGTATATTCAAATCGATCATTGTATCGAACATTGTATCTTAAAGTGCCAACATTACCCGAAGCATTCACAAGTGGAGCAACAGACTGATACTGCCCAAGAATAGTTTCTTCATTATTACTATCACTATCGGGAGCAATAGCAGTTATAATACGGGGCACAACTCTGTTTGCCATACCAAGATTTTGAATAATACCCGAAGCAAGTCCAGACTGGGTGAGAGAATGTTCAATAAGGCGGTAATCTACAAATGAGAAATTAAGATCTTTGTTTGCATTGGCATATCTCTCCATTTCATCTGTGGCACCATAGAAAACATAATCAGCACAAAACTTTAACTGGTCTCTTACAATATTCACTGGGAGATCGGCAGTATCAGTTGAAGCAATTTGAGTTCTAAACTTTGTAGTTGGGTGAAAAGTTAATTCAATATTAATCGGTTCATTTATCATGTAAAGTGGGAGCTGGTGAAGTTTTAAGAATGGGAACAGATCACTTAAATCAATACCAAAACTTGGGCATTCACTTGGTTTTGCTCCATCGCTAATTGCCCAGTCTGGCAAGAAAGTATTCTTGGGATCATATCCAACATCAGCTTCAACACCAACATCGAGACCAAAACCAAAAGCATCTTTCGACTGACCTTCATCTTCATAATCCCATTCATAATTAATACATCTGCCCGTTGTATATAATTCTCTTTCAAGATTGTTTTCATTCGAAATTAAAGATGATTTAATAGCATGAAGACCACCCCAACTATCCAGCTCATTCAGGGTTTTATTACCAATTTTAAGAACAGCCTTCTTGACAAGCTGGGCAACACCAATATGCGGTGCATAATAACAATCATTTTGATTACCAGTATCAGTTGGCTCAATAGCTAAAAAGATCTTTGAATGAGAATGTAAAAAACCCTTGTTCTGTAAAGTAAATCGAGCAAAACCATCTTGCGTGGCTGAACCTTGGTTGAACACCACGGGCTCCAACAGGTCGGTCTCTACTTGCTGGATGTAATTCACCGGGATCTGTTGAAGTCGAAGAAAGTCTGGTGGGGCGAAATCACCATCAAGAGATTTCTCATCTGTCTGTGTGGGCGGGGGCGGGGTGCTTGAAGAACTCTGTCCAGTATCAATATTTTATAATAATAATAATATAAAATATTTATAAAAAATAAAATTAAAAAAGTTATTATAGAAAACAAAAGTGCCCATAGATCTCCCAAATAATACTATAAGAATTAGTGATATTTATGGTCATTACTGGATTAACTGAACACCATTCGAATTATATACCAGTTGAGAACGAGCCTTAATAAATATATAAACCCCTTGTGGATTGTCTTGTTTTAGATCACTTTCAATAGAAACTCCAAACTGCTCCATCGAGAAATCTTCACCAGCACCACCGATGCCATATTTTACACCAAGACCAGTTAGAGCACCACCATCGGGTATGCGGGTGTAAGAAGTTTGAGCATTCGAAGTTGCCATTGTATAATCCCGAGAAGAAGTCAGTGGTGAAATTGTTGATTTATCTTGTGCATAATCGGGTAATACAGCTTCAACAAAACCCTTGACAATCTGCGGGTCGGGTAGAATAGTGTCGGGATTACCAACAATAGAATTGACAAAATCAAAGTCGGCTGGATATTTCGAGCCACCCTTTAAAAACTGGATTCTACGGAAATTGGCAATATCACTTGTAGTCGATGAACCCGACATGAAAGTTGTTGTCATACCATCAGCAGTTAAAGTGTTATTATTAGCAACTGGCATAAATGTCATAAAAGCACTCAATACATTTCGAAGTGAAAGAGAATACTGGATTTGGGCATTGGTAGAATTGATGGATGTATATAGAGATGTAATTGTATTGAAGTTCATTACACCTTGGGACTGATCACCCGAAAGAGCACCATCGGGAATATCTTGAACTTCACAGCATAGTTTAAGATTTGAGAGCTCATAATGGCATTCAGTAAGTCCAAGTGAAGAACCATTAATAGCATAAAATACATTGCTGTCGGGTGAAAGGCTCAACTCGATCTGGACACCACCAAAAGCATCAGGTTGAAGATTTACCATATTACCGGATTGAAGAAATCCCGATGGGAGATGCATAGAAAACTGATTTGTCTGTTTTGAATTAGCTGGACTTTCAACAACATTCTTTCTAAAAGCTTCGGCATTGGGATAAATTAAGCATGTTTCACTTAAATGCCCAATTTGATCTTGGAGTGAGCTGGTAAGTCCAAGGTAAGTATTAAGGTATTTATTATAATGCCTTATGTCTTCACATATCATTTTCGAGCGGTGTGATCGAATAGTAAGAGCATCAAATAAATTATAAATACCAAGTCGATTATTCATTGTCAATCCATCACCATTTCTCACGGGGGTTGGGTCGGTGAGATTATCTTTGAAGGCATTAAAATCACCAACAATTCGAATTGTCTTTGTGTCAAGTAATCCATTCTGGGCACTTATGGTGAATGATAGAATTGGGAAACCATTCTTGAAAGATACTTTGCCATCTGCGGGAACATTGTCCGGTCTTATCTCAATAAATCTCGAAGTCATTTTTATAATATTTAAAATATATTAAAATGAAAATAAAAAAAAGTAAAAAAAGTTTATAAACGAAGTAATCTTATGATATATGAAATACTTACATAATTATATCAACAGCACCATCTCTAATCATGAGCCTTCGAAGATGAACAACAAAAGAGTTGAATAGCTTCGGTTTTGCTGGTTCTGTGGCTTCAAGATATTTGAGAATTACAGCAAGATCTTTGCCCCTTAAATCCATCGCACCCTTCTGCCCACCAGCACTGAAACCACGACCAAATACAAAGTTCTCCATAAATGCTGTAAAACTCTTCGGCTGTATTTCAGCATTATCAAGACATTTTTCAAGCTCATAAATATGAAACTGATCAATTGAATTGCGGGTGGCAATCTTTTTTGTAGATATTTCTCGACTTGGGACCCGTCTGCCATTCAGGGTGTATTGAATACTGGATAAGAAATCACATACACCAGTATATCCCGAACGATTAGATTGAAGACATGTATCTTGGGGGTCTTTGGTGGCTGGGTCATCTTCGGCATTATCACTACCCTTAATTACATACCCCGAAGCACCACAAATCTGTTGAGCACTATTATAAACAGAACTATCTTGTGGGACTACCAACAGAGATTTTGCCCGACTATTCTGTGCAAAGATTTGAAATGTTGTCTGTCGATCACTGGCAAGAATAGAATGTTTATAATTTGTGGCACTCATAATATCGAACTCAATAGCTTTACCTTCTCGAACCTTCTGTATCATACCCGCTTCATAACCCGGGTCAAGATGAACTTGGGATACAATTAGATTTACATTTGAAATTGTATATGATACATCATAACTGGTCTGCCCTTCAACTGCTTTTGAATACATGACATAAGCAACACCCGTATCAAAATCTTCTGTGGTCATAGAAGTTGTAGTTTTATCTCGATCATCTTTGAGAACAACTTCAATCAATCCATCACCATCATCGGCACCAGTAGATAAATTAATTTCACTTATTTCTAATTCTCCATTGAAAGTTTCATCACTACCATTATTATCACTTCGACAAAATCCAAATGTTTCTCCAACTACAAATGGGAACTTGGCAACACTATCAATACCACCAAGATTATTATCTCTTCGAACATAGAAGCTTGAAAGAGTTGAACCATTGGGAATACCACCCGATAAATTGCTACTTGCATTAGAACCATTGCGAGAATGAAATAGTGGAGCATATTCAGTGCGACGATTTCTCTGGACACTTTCAAGCTGTTTTAATACCTTCTCTGCGGGATTTAAATCAAGTTCGATATAAAGACCATTGGTCATCATAACTGGGAAAATGGTGGTAGAATTAGCAAAAATACCAGTTTGAAGTGGGATACATAGCTTTGCCTTCAAGAAATCATCATCACTAAAAGCAGTTGTTTGATCACCCGAAGTTTTCTTAAAATAAGGTGAATGAGTTGTATTACCCATCGGGGTTTTAGTTGTGCCAAGATCACCACGATTATCAGGTGTGTGAAGAGCACCACCTTCGAGAAGAGCTCTCATGTTTTCACTATTAGCATCTTTATCA